CTATCGAGCAGCTTTCTTACCTGATCCACCCACATCCCTTCTGCCATGTTCCGTTTCTCCTATCCCACGCGCGGCGGGCCTTGCGAACGCTAGTACCTGGGCGCTTGGCAGGCCGTTGACCAAGGCGTCGTGGATGAGCGAGACGAGCTGGGCGTAATCCGCTGGCTCCAGCCTGCTCCCGTCCAGCGCCTCCTCGGCCAACTGAATGGCCAGTGTGAGGGACTCGAATCGCTGAGGCTGAGACGGCGACGTGTCGGCGGTCTCATCTGTGTCAAAGCCCTTGTCGCGCAACGCTTCCAGGCGTTCCGGACCCTCTCCCATCAAGATCCAGTTGATGTTCCAGCCCAGCGTTGCATAGCCCATCAGAGCGGACGCGCCTAGCTCCCGCTCCCCTCTCTCATAGGTGCCCAGCGTGTTCTTGTGGATACCAACGGCGGGGGCGAACTCAGCCTGCGATCGCTGACCACGAATGAGTGCCAGCCGCTCACCAATGGCTTTCAGGTCCTGTCGCACTTAATGCCCCTCAACTGCGACGCAAAGTGCGACAGAACCAGGATGCGTCGCACTTTCGCTAACTCTTTGATCGTTAACGGCAAACATCGAAAAACCACACATGAGGTCAAGCTCCTGGAAGTGCGACACGCAAATGCGGTTGACATGACCACAAACGCGGGTAATATCTGCCTCATAGACACCGCCAACGGAAAGCGCGAAACGTGACGGCACCACAGACACCAAAAAAAACCAGTCTCAACGACTGGCACCCGGCCGAAGTTGGGGCGAAGTTGCGCATGAAGGGGGTCTCTCTGCGCCAACTCAGCCTGCTCAACGGCTACGACAATCCGAACAGCCTGGCCAAGGCATTGCACCGGCCTTACCCGCTGGCCGAAGCGATCATTGCCGAGGCGCTGGGGATTAGCGCCACGGAGATCTGGCCAAGCAGGTATGGCACGGACGGCAAGCCGAACCGCAAACGCGGTCAGAAGGCTCTTCTTCCTGTTGATGCAAAGCCTAGCAGGCTGCGCGCGGCCCGCAATCCACAAAGTGGAGCAGCGTGATGAACACCGCCTCCCTCTGCCCGGTCACCCCGGCGCGGCTCGATCAATTGATGGGCGAGATTTTCTTTGCCGGTCGCTCGGCACGCAGCCCGGAATACCAGCAGGGCTGCCGTGCAGCGCTGAGCCAGCGTCTGGCGGGAGTCACCCTCTCCAACCAATACGCCGCCGGTACGGCTGCAGCGGACGCCTGGTGGGCCGGCTGGGATGAGGGAGTCATGCAGGCCGAAGTACGCCGTCCGCGCGAGCCTGTGCGACCCGACGATCTAGAGCGCCTCAACGCCGTTCCCGCCAGCGAACGGGGTGTCCAGTGGTACCGAGATCATCGTGAGGCTCTCACGGGAAAGAAGACCGGTCCTTGGCGTCCTGAATCGACACAAGAACAAGGAGCGCTCTGATATGCGCAGCCAGTTGTCGGCAATCAGCAAAGTCACGGTCGGCCATTTCCGTCGCAACACGGAACAAGGCATCGGGTTCGACGCTTGCAAACCTGTGCAGCAGCTCATTCACGGCCTCGCTAGCTCCTTCGTACATCGGCAGGGGCTGCTTCATGGGATCTCCGTTGTTGGGGTGGATATGGGTCGCTCCGGCCAGCCTAGCAACGGCGGTTCCGCCTTTACACACCTGGCCCAGGTCAATGGGTGGGGATCAGCCGGTCAGTGCCCCGCGTCCGACAGCGCGAAAACACCGGCAGTTCGAGAGCAGGTCCGCCACGTTGTGGCAACCGGTGGCATGCCGGTGAGCACCTCCGCCTGTGCGATCGAACGCGCAGCCGTCGGTGGGGGTATCGGGCGATGAACAGGACTACACGTCGTCGAGCCGATGCCCTCACCAGCGACATGTTCGCAATGCCACGTCCGGCCGCTCAGATTCCGGGAAGCATGGATTTTCGCCAACCCATCAGCCTGCTGGTCGGGGACATGCTCAAAGACGCGCATGCCGCCGGCATCGACCGGTTTGAAATTGCCGCACGCGCCAGCCGCCTGGCCGGGCGCGATGTATCCAAGGCGATGCTCGACGGCTACACCGCCGAGAGCCGCGAAGAATTCAACGTGCCGCTGTGGCTGGCCCCGGTGCTGGAAGTGGTGTGCAGCAGCACGCGCCTGGCCGAGTGGCACGGTGGTGTAGTCGGTGGGCAGCTGCTGCTGGGCGCCGCCACACTGGATGCCGAGATTGGGCGGCTGGAGCGTGAGAAGCAGCGCGCCAACGAGCAGATCCGCGCCCTCAAGGAAATGAGTCGGAGGGTGCGTTGATGGAAGGCAGCACACCCAGCGCCGATCACTTGGATCTCGGCTTGATTGCACTTGTCCTGGGCATCACCAAGCGCTCAGCAGAGCGCCGCGCCGCCAAAGAGAACTGGCCCTTCGCCACCAAAACCGGTCGTGGCGGTGTCCGTCGTATGTACGCGTCGGCCAGTCTGCCGAAAGACGTGCAGGCCGCATTGTTCCTGCGCTCTGGGGTCATAAGCCCCTCAAGCGCCGCAGTGGAGCGTGTGCGCGAGCGTCGGCCGACAGCCGTCGCCAGTGCTGCGCATATCCAATCGGCCTGGCAGCGCTATGAGGCAGTGCCTCAGCATCTAAAGACAGAGGCCGCGCGCCGGCTGCGCGCCCTGCAGGCGGTCGAACAGCTGGTAGCCGAGGGCCATCCCGTGCTGGATGCGCGCACGCTTGTCGCAGTGCAGTTGCAGCGCGAGAGCGTGCGCGGTGCCAGCGAAGCGAGCCTGGCGCGCTGGGCGGCGCAGATTGCGGGTGTCGAAAAGCAGCACCGCCTCGCGATGCTGGTGCCGGCCTACACCGGCCGCACCGTCACTGCGGAGATTCCGTCAGAAGCATGGGATCTGTTCAAAGCCGATTACCTCCGCGTCGAAGCGCCCACCGCCAGCAGCTGCTACGACCGTGTGGCGCGCATCGCCAAGGTCAAGCAATGGGTGCTTCCATCGTTGAAGACGTTCCAGCGCCGCATCAAGGCCGAACTGCCGCGCGGCGTGCTGGTCCTCTCTCGCCAGGGACAAGAGGCGTTCAACCGTACGTTCCCCGCCCAGGAGCGCGATCGCAGCATCTTCCATGCGTTGGAAGCAGTGAACGCCGACGGCCACAAGTTCGACGTATTCGCGAAGTGGCCGGACGGCACCATCGCACGCCCAATCATGGTGGGCGTGCAAGACCTCTACAGCGGCAAGTTGCTGGGCTACCGGATTGCCGAGACTGAATCGGCCGACCTGGCGCGCTTCGCTTTCCGCGATGTGGTCGAGCGCTACGGCATCCCGGAAAAGGTGTGGCTGGACAACGGTCGCGGCTTTGCATCGAAGATGCTGACCGGCGGCACCGCCAACCGCTTCCGGTTCAAGGTGCGCGAGGACGATCCGACCGGCGTCCTCACCGCGATGGGTTGCGAGATCCACTGGGCTACCCCGTACCACGGCCAGGCCAAGCCGATCGAACGCGCGTGGCGCGACCTTTGCGATCGCGTCGCCAAGCATCCGGCTTTCGCTGGCGCCTATACCGGCAACAAGCCGGATGCCAAGCCGGAGAACTACGGCAGCAAGGCGGTGCCGCTGGATGAGTTCGTGCGCGTCCTCAACGAAGAAGTCGCCGCGCACAACGCCCGTGGCTCACGACGCACACGCGTAGCAGCCGGCGGCAGCTTCGATCAGGCCTTCGCCGCCAGCTATGCCCAATGCACGATCCGCAAGGCCTCCGGTGAGCAGCTGCGCCAGATGCTGCTGGCCACCGACGTGGTCACCAGCGACAGCCGCGATGGCAGCGTGCGCCTGTCGGGCAACCGCTATTGGTCCGAGGCGATCGCGCCCTACGCCGGGCAGAAGCTGATGCTGCGCTTTGATCCCGAGCATCTGCACACCGAAGTCCAGGTGTACACGCTAGCCAACGTCTATCTGGGCGAAGCCGAGTGCATCGCGGCCGTGGGCTTCGCCGATACGGGTGCAGCACGTGAGCATGCGCGTGCAAAGAAGCAGTTCCGCCGCGCCACCAAGCAGCAGCTGGACGCCGAGCGTCGGATGGATGTCGCCAGCGTCGCGGCGCAGCTGCCCTCGCCGATGCCCGAAGAGCTACCGCCAGCCGGTGTCATCGCGCCCTTGTTTGGACGCCGCAAGCCGGCGCCGGTTCCGCAGGGCGAGGTGCTGCAACGCACCGGTACCGACGATCACGACAGCGCGTTTGCTTCGTTGATGGAGCGGATGGCCGCTGAGCAGCAAGCCACCTCGCTGTGGCGTGTGCCAGGAGATGACCAATGAGCGTCAACAAGGCCACGCAGCCAGGTGGCCACCTTGCAAACCGCCGCGCATGGCTGAGCGATTACCTACAGACCAGCTGCCCGGACCGCTACCGCTCGAATGTCCGCATTCAAACCGGCGTCGATCAGCGCAGCAACCCACGCGCCGGCAAAGCCGGCAGCGCACTGCTCAAGCGCCAGCAGATGCGCGCCAGCCTGGCTCGCCAGCCTTTGAAACCCCGTCCCTATTTGTTGCCCAAGGAAATGCGCCTGATGAGCGTCACCACTCTGCCCACCACCACAACGGAACTGTCGCCCGAACACCTCGCCGCTCTACGTGAGCGCGTCCGCGTCCTGGTCCAGGACGATCCCACTTACACCCAGGCGCGTATCGCACGTGAGGCCGATGTCAGCAGCACCACGCTGTCGCAGTTCCTGGGTGGCACATACGCAGGCAGCGTGCAGAACGTCGCACGCAAGCTGCAGAACTGGACCAAGGCCCTGGACGAGCGCACCAGCACTGGCCGCCTGCCCGAAGGGCCGGAATGGGTACCCACGCCCACCAGCGAGAAGATTCTGGCCGGCCTGCGTTATGCCCAGATGGCGGGCGATGTGGTGTTGATCGTCGGCGGCGCCGGCCTGGGCAAGTCCAAGACGATTCAGCGCTACACCAAGACTGCGCCGAACGTCTGGCACGTGGAACTGACACCGGCCACCGGTAGCGTGATGGGTTGCCTGCAGGAGATCGCGATCGCGCTGGGCTTGCGTGACCTCACCAACTCGGCCGCGTTCCTGCAGCGCGCTATCTTCCAGCGCGTGCGTGAGACCAATGGCTTGCTGGTGCTGGACGAATCCCAGCACCTGAGTGTGCCGGCGCTGGATCAGGTGCGCGCCATCAACGACCAGACCGGTATCGGCTTGGTGCTATGCGGCAACGAGCGCGTGTACACGCAGATGAGCGGCGGCAACCGCGCGCCGTTCCTGGACCGTCTCTACAGCCGCATCGGCAAGAAGATCGTCCTCAAGAAGGCCACTGTGGGAGACGCGGACGCGATCATTGCCGCCTGGGGCATCGACGACAGTCCCTGCAGGGACGCGATTCGGCAGATCGCCGCAACGCCCGGTGCGCTGCGCGTCCTCAATAAGGTGCTGCGCCTGGCTGCGACCTACGCAAAGGCCCAGGGGCGTGCGATCGGCTGCAACGAGATCCGCCACGCGGCTACCGAGCTGGGAGTGATGGCCTGATGGAACGCACCAGCATCCCGGTGATCACCGCCGACCTGATAACCGCCACTGCGCTGATCGGCGGCTTGCGCACCTCTGGCCTGCGCGAGCGCTGCCAGGTCGTGCAGTCGATCGTTGCCACCGGTAAGGCCGTGGACGAACTCACCGTGGGTGAGTTGGTCGCGCTCTCCAAGCAGGTGCAAGCCAATGCTCAGTGATCCGCGCCGGGCACGGCCGCCAGTGGGCTCGGGATTCGGCACGCCGCCCACCGGCGCCATGACCATCCCGGCATGCACGCAGCGCCAGCGCGATCTGGTGCGCTTCTATTTCAAGAATCGCGGACTGCCCACCGTCTACCTCACCGAAGAGCACCAAGGGCTGTTCAACCGCGCTGGCATCGCCTGGAGGTACGGCGCGTTACTGGACAAAACGTTGCGCGCGGTGAGCCAAGCCGCCGCACAACGCCTCATCAATGTGGTCAAGGAGTCTGTGTGATGCACGCTTTGAATGCCGTTTGTACCCGCTTCAATGACCAATTGAAGGCCGCGATGGCGGCGATCCATCACCTCTCCGATCAGGGATGCGTGCCACGCGAGATCCGCCTGAGCGATCGCCGGCCGGTGATCGTGATCGACAGGCCCGGCACGTTCATCCAGGGCGCCATGCGCCGCCGCGAGCGCGTCGGGGTCGTTGTGCGCTCGGTCATGGCCGCGCCGTTCTACGGCTGCCAGGTCGAGTGGGAAGTCAGCGAGCAGCGCGGCGTGCAGGTGCACCAGGCATGAGCATGCCCTTCCAGCCGCTGGGCTGCAGCCTGCACGGCATGCAGACCCGCGTACCCGAACACGATGAGAAGGAACAGTACATGGTCAGCACGCGTGTAGATGCCAGCCAACGCATTGTCACCGCCCTGGATTCCAAGGGCGGCATGCTCACCGCCGCCCAGTTGCGCGAGGAACTCAGCGATCTGGAGCCGGGCGTGCGGTACATGGCCGTCAATCACCTGAAGAACACTGGCGTTATCGAGAGCCAGGGCAGGACCAGCAACATCATCTATTCGTTGGTGCGATCCAGTCCGCTCGGTGCCGACGAAGAACGGCCGGCGGCGGCAACCGCTCCCACGCCTGCGCCAGAGACCGCACCAAGTGTCGAGCCACCAGCACCAGAAAAGGACGACAGCCTACTGGTCAACCGGTCGAGGCTCCTGATCGGCACTGATGGTCGCATCCACGGATTACGCCTTGAAGCGCGCCCGCCGCATGCCATCAACGAACGCCTCGATGCGATCGCCGACGACCTGCAGGACGCGCTGGAAGATGCATGCAAGGCACAGCTGCCCCACGCCCTCATCGCCGCCCTGGTGGCCAGCAGCGGTGCACTGCGCCGCGCCCGCAAAACCCTAACCGCGTGAGCTACCCGCCGGCCGGCGGCAACCGGCTTGGCCAGACCGACATCAAGGACCACCACACATGACTCCAATCCCCGAAGGTTTCCGCCAAGACGCTCAAGGCCGTCTGGTCCCGGAAGTCCTTATCAAGCCGATTGATCTTGCACGCGATGAGCTGGTGCAGGAGATTATCCAGAAGGCCAAGGCCGTCAGCCGCACCATCGCCGAATTCAAGGCGGGCACATTTGGCGATATCGAGGCGTTCGTACAACTGAGCGCCGAGCAGTACCGAGTCCGCCTGGGCGGCAAGAAAGGCAATGTGCAGCTGCTGTCCTTCGACGGGCGCTACAAGGTGCTGCGCGCTAATCAGGAGAACATCGCCTTTGATGAGCGCCTGCAGGCCGCCAAGGACCTGATCGACCAGTGCCTGACCGAGTGGACCGAAGGCGCTCGCAGCGAACTGCGCGCCCTCATCAACGATGCCTTCCGGGTCGACCAGGCTGGCAACATCCGCACCGGTCAGGTGCTCTCGCTGCGTCGCCTGGCGATCGATGATCCACGCTGGCAGGAGGCGATGTTGGCCATTGCTGAGGCCGTGCAGGTAGTGGGCTCCAAGAGCTACGTGCGCGTGTACGAGCGTGACTCCCAGGGCGAGTACCGCCCCATCGCCCTCGACATCGCGGGGGCATGACCATGCTGATGATCATGCACACCGGTGGCGATATGCAGGCCATCAATCTCCCCGCGGTACTGGGCGCATTTGGTATCGCTGACGACTGCGTGCGCAGTGAGATCGAGCTCTATGCGCGGCAGCAGTACGCCGAAGGCATGCTGTTCTTCGACACCAGTCGGGCGGTCAGCGATGGTGCAGATGGCCTGCGCGACCTGGCTATCGTGAAGCGCGCCCTGGACTACATCGCTGCACGCGGCGACATGTGGCCCTGGCGGCTCAAGCGACACATCAACAACCCCGCGCTAGTCCGCTTCGAGGAGAAAGGCGCGGAGGTGTTGCATGGCCATTACTGACAACAACACCGCCAACGAAGTGAACATCTTGCTCAACTGGCTGTTCCCCTCTGCCGGTCGCCGGCATGCAGTGACGCGCGATGCCGCCATGAAGGCTGCTGAGCAGCTGGCCAACAAAGCCCATCGACAGCTAGTCGCGGGCGTGCATGGCGCCAAGATCCGCGATGCGGTGCCGATCGATGAATGGCGCTTCGATCCCATCGACAACGGAGGCCGTTGACCATGAGCCTGGCACTGTCCGCACGCAAGACGCAGCTGGCCAAGATCCACATGGCAGCCAAGCAGAAAGGCCTGGATGAAGCGACCTATCGCGCGCTACTGGTGCGCATCACAGGCAAAGACTCGGCGGCCAAGATGACCGCCGAGGAACGCGCACTGGTGATTGCAGAGTTTGTGCGGCTGGGATTCAAGGATGTGCCGCGCGCCGGGCGTAAGCGTCAGTGGCCGGGCCAACCGAAGAACCTGGACGAGGTGCCGATGCTGCGCAAGGTCCACGCGCTGCTGGCCGTCGCCAAGCGCCCTTGGGCCTATGCCCACAACACTGCCAAGCAGATGTACGGAATAGACCGTGTGGAATTTCTCAACCAAGACCAGTTGCACCGGCTAGTAGCCGCGCTGCAGGTCGATGCGAATCGCCGGCATAAAGCCGACTCAGGTCCTGGGTGATATCGAGATGGAAGCTCTGTATATCTTGAAGGCTGGGCTCGATCTCATTTTCAACCACATGGTAAGTCCAACGATCAAACCTTCCGACCAAAAAATGCGAGACGCGCGCTATGTCTTTCAGGGATGCAAGGGTGTGGAAATGAAAGATGGCAGCCTCGGCACCCGCACCTTGATAGACCGGTTTCAATTCCTCAAATTGGGAGATCACGACAGAAGCTGCAGCATGAAGTCCACGAAGCGATATCTGCAGGTCCTCCGCCGCTTCAGCGACTTGCCTCTGGTCTGCCTGCTCACGCAAAAGCGTCTTAGTCCGTATATGTGCCTCGTGCATGACGTCGAATGCTTTACTCGAAATAGCTATCGCATTAGTCGCAACACCAAGTACAGCTTGGTCTCGCTTCCGATCTTGCTGCTCAATGCGCTCTCTTTCCTTCTCCACAAGTTCGTTATTTTGCTCGTGCTGACGTTTCGCAATCTTGGTCGCGTAGCGGATTGCAGCAACGGAAAAGACTGCTTGGGCGACAGCCGCCCAGGCTTGCATGGTCGAAGACATTTCTGGCGTCATGTGGTCATTCCTTTGCGTGTACTGGAGACAGGATTCTAATGCGCGCGACTTGTCCCGAGTGCGGCACCCAGGCACATGTCACGGCCTTCTTCGTGGAAGACGATGGCAAGCGCCTGGCCGTGACCGTGGCAACCATGCCGCCCGACCTGGGCCGGGCAACGCTGGCATATCTGGGGTTGTTCAAGCCCGCCAAGACCAGCCTGCGGATCGGCCGCGCCGCCAAGATCGCTGCCGAGGTCGCCGAGCTGGTGGCCATCGGCTCGGTCTGCAAGGACGAGCGTGCCGGCGTGCGGCGCCCGGCCAGCGCCGGCATGTGGGCAGCGGCGATGGAGCAGATGGTCACCCAGCGCGCCGCGCTGTCGCTGCCGCTGGAATCGCACGGCTACCTGCGCGCGGTGGTCTTCGGCATGGCCGATAAGGCCGATGCCGCGAACGAGCGTCAGCGCGAGTCCGATGCGCGTGTAGGAAAACACCTCAGTGGCGGGTCAGTGAACCTCCCGCCTCCGGCGGAGTCCAAGCTGCAGAACGCCATCGCCTTCATCGATCGTCAGATGGAGCTCGGCGCGATCACGCCAGAGGAAGCCGAAGTGCAGGTCGCGGAAGCACGCGCCAAGTACGGTGCGTTGGCATGAGCGACCAGGGCGATCTGTGGGGCACGCCCACCGGTTTGGCAGCGCTCGCGCTGATCGAGCGCGGGACCGTGGATGTGCCCGAAGATCGCTGGGCGCCGATGCTGGCCTCGCTGGTGGCCGTGTTGGAGTCGACCTATCGCCGTTTGGGTCTAGGCGATGCGCAGGCGGCAAAGCTGGCCACGGCAGGCGTACTGGCCCAGGCAGAGTACGCCGGCGGCCGCATGCTCTATCTGCCGCGCGGTGATCGGCTACGCAAGGCGCTGCGCGATGCAGAGATTTACCACCGCGCCCGGCGCGGTAATATTCGCCAGCTTGCTGACGAATACGGACTGACGGACATCCACATCTATCGGATCTGCCGTGAGCAAAAGGAGCTGCATCTCTCCAAGGTGCAGGGAAGCTTTAAATTCGATGGACGGGGGGAAGGATGAAGCTGGAGAGTAGGAAACTGAGATTCACACTTGTGGTTGCCGCACTGGCATGCGTGGGCTTAGCTATCTTTCTGGGTCCCGCGATAGTGAAGAAGGCAAATGCTAAAAAGCTGATCGCAGAGCAGCTGATAGATCCGTCTTCCGCCCAGTTTAGGAATTTGAAAGTAAGTCCTGACGGAGCCGTCGTCTGCGGCGAGATGAATGGAAAGAACCAATTCGGGGCTTACGTTGGGTTCCAGAAGTTCTGGGTTCGAAATGGCGAAAATGGCAGACTTGAGCCATCGTCAGATACCAACCCATTCGATCAGCTGACATGGGCACATCAGTGGGGCTTATGTAGCGGGATTGATCTTGTTGGAAGCCTCCGCAAGTAAACACAAACCCCGCCACCGAGCGGGGTTTTTTTATTGCACTAACACAGGCTAATCCCGGCACATCGCCCCGCGCGCGCAAGGTGTGCATACCGGGGGAACGTGGCTCGCAACGAGCCACCAGCACACATCGCACCCCGCTCCCGCCGGCGTAGGTCCCAGGACCTGCGTCGGCATCACACCAGGAGTGCGTATGTCGCCCAACAACCCGTTTCTTCGCGCCGTCTCGTCGGTCAGCTCGCTGCTGGACCGGATCGGCTTCATCTGGCTGTGGCTGGTGGTCAGCCTGTTCCTGCTGCTGATCGTGGCCCTGATCAATCCGATCCTGTTGGCCAGCTACATCTGGGCGGCGAGCAAGATCACCATGGCCGCCACCATCGGCTTCGGCGTGGACCTCACGGTATTTCGTGGTGCGGACCCGCGCTATCTGGAAGGCATCGAGAAGTCCATGGCGCAGACGCGCCGCGTCACCCTGCTGGGTTGCGCAATGCTGGCCGCAGGGCTGATCGGATGAACCGCTGGAAGGCATTCTGGTCGCGCCATCATGGCGACTGGCGCGAGGCCACCGGTGTGCTGCTTGTGGTTCTGTCCTCGCTGGTCTCGCTTGCTGCGCTGATCGTCATAAGCCCGGCCAGCGCAGCCACCGTGCGGGCTGCCAAGCCGCAGGTACGGGTCGCGCCTGCCTCGGCGCTGTATCGCCATCGTGTCGAGCAGGCGGTGGCACGGGCGTGGGGCGTGGAAGGCTCCAGCGCTCGCCTGGCAGCGCAGCTGCATCAGGAGTCCGGCTTTCGGGCTGACGCCAAGTCGCCCGTCGGCGCGCAGGGTATCGCCCAGTTCATGCCCAAGACGGCCAGCTGGATTGCCACCGTCTACCCGAAGGACCTGGTCAGCTTCGATCCCTGGAACGCACAGCAGGCCATCCTGGCCGCTGCGCTCTACGACCGCTGGCTGCTCGATCGCGTCATGGCCTATGGGCCGCGTCCACTGTCCGACTGCTCGCGCTGGGCGTTCACCTTCCGCGCATACAACGGTGGGGAGACGATGCTCAACCGTGAGCGCAGCGCCGCCTTCAAGGCCGGCGCGAACGCCAACGACTGGCGCGTGGTCGAGCCTTACCGTGTGCGGGCCACGTGGGCGCACAAGGAAAACATCCACTACCCGCGCCGGATCTTGCTCACCCTGGAACCTGCGTATCTGGCGGCCGGTTGGCCGGGAGGTGCGGCATGCACCTAGAGCTCGAAGCGCTCAAACGCGCCAGCACGCGCAGCACGGTCACGGGGCTGCTGCCCGTCATCGGATGGGCGCTTGTCCTGCTGCTGGTGGCGGCGCTGCTTGCCGGCATCTGGGCGGGCAATCGCTGGGCCGAGGGCAGGCAGGCCGTACAAGACCGCACCGAGCTGCGCACCTACATCAAAGAGCTGCAGATCGAGGTCAAGCATCTGCGGCAAACCAGCGCAGACAGCGCCGTCAGTTACCACCAGGCCATCGCGCGCCTGGATGCCATCGCTACCTTGAGAGAAGAAGACCGTGAAGCCAACCGACTACAGGCCGAAGCCGTGCGTGCCAGCCTGGACGCGCTTCTGCGGGCGCGTCCTGATCTGCGCGATGGTCGCGCTGGTGCTGACGTGCTGCGGCACTGGCGCGAAAGCAACACGCGCCCCTCCACCAAACCCGCCGCCACCAACGATTCCAAGCAACCTGCGCCAGCGGTGCCCGGATCTGCCGCAGCCTCCCAACGACCTGTGGGGAACGTTGCTGGGCAATCACGACCAGGTCGCGTCGCAGTACCACGACTGCCAGAGCAGCATGCACCGGCTGACGCAGGCGGTGAGCGACTGGGAAACCACCGCGTGGGCCTGGTACTGCAAGGCACTGGAGCAAGCAGAGTTGAACGCAAAGGAGTGTCGCGGTGAAGCGCAAGCCCGGAGCAACGGAGGCCGAGTTGATCCGCCTGCGAAATGATTACGAAGCGCGCGCTCGCCAATGCCATGACCAGGCCAAGAAGCTGACCGGCGATCGCGCAGCGGCGCTGCGTGGTCAGGCACGTGCCTATGAAGGGTGCGCGCTCGACATCAACGATTTGGCCCTGGGCCGGGAGCACCCCTGTGCACGACGCGGCTGATAAAGCGAACGAAGACGAAGCGCGCGCCTGGGAGCTGTTCGACTCGGGCCGGCGCGATCGCGAAGAGCGGCACGCCCTGGAGCGCGAACGCGTCTTCAATCGTGTGGTGCAAATGCACTGCCTGGAATGCGGGGATGAGGTTCCACAGGCGCGCCAGCTGGCGCTGCCGCATACCCGCCGCTGCTTCCGCTGCGCTGACCAGGTAGAACGCCGATGAGTGGTTTTGTGATTCCACTCCTCGTGGTCGTGCTGGTGCTGGCGGCGGGCAACCTGCTGCTGGGCATGGTGATGGTCTGGCGGCATTCGGGCCTGGCCGAGCGCGTCGCCCGGCTGGAGATCTACCAGCAGGCCAACCTCACGCACGCCGAAACCCGGCAGATCTACGAGCGCCTGTCCTCGATCGAGGGCCAGGTCCAAGCCACCAACCGTGTGATGCAAACGGTCCAAGAACACCTGTTGGAGAACGATTGATGACCCAGAAAACTTTTGCCGAGCGCTTGCGCGAGGACCGGCGCCTGGTGCTGCTGCGCCTGCTCTTCGAGCAGATCGGCTACCGGGCGAACTCCAGCATCCTGCACGCCGGCCTGGACTACCTGGCCGTGGCCAGCAGCCGCGACGACGTGCTGACCGACTTGGCCTGGCTCCGCGATCAGGCGCTGGTGCGCTTGATCGAAACCGTACCGGGCGTGCAGGTTGCCGAGCTGTCAGCGCGTGGGATGGACGTGGCGCGTGGGATGGCCATCGTGCCGGGCGTCAGCCGCCCGAGTCCGAAGTAAGCGCATGACCCGTCGCCGTGCCAAATCCAGCATCACCCGGCTGCCTGCTGACCAGAAAGCGCATGTGGAGCGTTTACTGCGCGAAGGGCGTCTGACCCTGGACGAAATGATTGCCGAGCTGCAGCACACCTTCCCCGGCGGCCCTGCAGCGGACGTGTCGCGCTCAGCCTTGCACCGCTACGACCGTGGAATGACCGAGCTAACGGCGCGCATGCGCGAGATCGACCAGGCCGCGCAGGCGCTGGTCGGTGAAATGGGCGAAGGCATCGGCGAGAAGTCCGGTGCATTGCTCGCACAGGCCGTGACCACGCTGGCCACCGATGCGGCGCTCAAGATGCAGACGCAGGAAAAGGTCAGCGTGGACGACATCCGCAAGATGGCCCGCGCCGCCAAGGATGCGATCGACACGCAGCGTGTCGGCATCAACGTACGCAAGGCGATCGCCACCGAGGCCCGCGAGCAGTTGCTGCGTGAGCAGGCCGCCAACCTCGACAAGGTGGTCAAAAGCGGCGGTCTGTCGGAAGACGCGGCCGCCTCGATGCGCAGGCAGATCCTGGGGCTCGCCACATGAGCAGCCCGCTCGATGCCGACCTCCCGCGCTCTGCGGCCCGCCAGGTCAACTCGTCTACCGATGCGGTGCTGCTGCCCTATCAGCGAGACTGGGTTGCCGATCGCAGCGACCTCAAGGTTGCCGAGAAGAGTCGCCGCATCGGCCTGACCTGGGCCGAGGCATCCGACGATGTACTCATTGCGTCCAGCTCCCGTCAGGCGGGGGGCATGAACGCCTACTACATCGGCTACAACATGGACATGGCCATCGAGTACATCGAGGCCTGCGCCATGTGGGCACGTGTGTTCAAACAGGCGGCCGAGGCGATCGAAGAAGGTGAGGAGGTCTTCAAGGACGGCGACGATGAGAAGGCGATCAAGACCTACACCATCCGGTTCGCGTCCGGTTTCCGCATCGTGGCCCTGTCCTCCCGACCGGCCAACCTGCGCGGCAAGCAAGGTGTGGTGGTGATCGATGAGGCCGCATTCCACGGCGCGCTCGATGAGCTGCTCAAGGCTGCGTTGGCGCTGCTGATCTGGGGCGGAAAGGTGCGCGTGATCAGCACGCACGATGGCGACCAGAACACGTTCAACGAACTGGTCAACGAGATCCGCTCGGGTGCGCGCAAAGGCAGCGTGCACCGCACCAGTTTCAAGGAGGCAGTGGATCAAGGACTGTTCGGCCGCGTCTGCATGCGCAAGGGCGTGCCATGGGATGCGGATGCCCAGGCCAAGTGGGTCGCAGACGTGTACGCGTTCTACGGTGCCGCCGCTGAGGAAGAGCTGGACATGGTGCCATCGCAGGGCACCGGTGCCTGGCTGAGTTCCTCGCTGATCGAATCGCGGATGTATGGCGCGCCGGTGCTGCGCTACAACGCGCCCAAGGGCTTCGAGCAGCTGCCCGACGGCGAGCGCTGGCGCACGATCCAGGAATGGCTGGACTTCGAAGTGCGCCCCCGCCTGCAGCAGCTGGACCCGGATCTGCAAAGCGTGTTCGGCCAGGACTTCGGCCGCACGGGCGACCTCACGGTGATGGTGCCGGCGCAGATCCAGCAGAACCTGCGCCGCAAGATCCCGTTCATCCTCGAGCTGCGGAACATGCCGCACAAGCAGCAGGACCAGATTGCGCAGTTCGTGATCAAGGGCCTGCCGCGCTTCGTCAAGGCCGCCGTGGACGCGCGCGGCAACGGCCATGCGGTCTCCGAGTTCCTGGCGCAAGAGTTCGGCTTCAGCCGGGTTGCGTTGGTGATGGCGACGGAAGGCTGGTATCGGGAAAACATGCCGCCGCTGAAAAAGGCGTTCGAAGACGACACGATCGCGGTGCCGCGCGACAAGGACGTGCTGACCGACCTGCGCGCGATCAAGGTCATCAAAGGCGTGGCGCGCGTACCCGATCGCAGCGTGGGCAAGGACGGTGGCCAACGACACGGCGATGCCGGCATTGCGATCGCGCTCATGTACTACGCAAGCCGTCATCCCGGCGCAGAGATCGCGTGGACATCGGCGCCACGCGGCAGCCGCGGCTATGACACCGAGGCAGACGACAACGACATCGACATTCCGGAACAGCAAGCATGGTAAGCACCTCCCGCATCCTGGGCCCAGATGGCCAGCCCATTCAATTGCGCGACCTGGACGAGCCGCAAACCAGCCGCATCGGGCATTTGCATCAAGAGTTCCAAGGCCACCCCGCACGTGGCCTGACGCCCTCAAAGCTCAATAGCATCCTGCTGGCCGCCGAGCAGGGCGATGTGATCGCCCAGTACGAGCTGTTCGAGGACATGGAAGAGCGCGATGGCCACATCCTCTCGGAGATGAGCAAGCGGCGACGCGCGGTCTCTGGCCTGGCTTGGGAGATCGAGCCACCGGCCAACCCGACCACTGCCGAAAAGCGCAACGCGGTCGAACTGCAAGCGTTGATCGGCAGCATCGACGACTTCGAAGCTGTGCTGTTCGACACGACCGACGCGATCGGCAAGGGCTTTGTCGGCCAGGAGATCGAATGGCAGCGGCTGGGCAGCAGTTGGGTGCCCAAGTCGATCGAGCACCGCCCACAATCATGGTTCCGGTTGCACCGTGGCTACCGCCAGCAGATCCGCCTGCGTGACAACTCACCGGACGGCGCCGAGCTGATCCCGTTCGGCTGGATCACCCACACGCACAAGGCCCGCAGCGGCTACGTGGAGCGTGCCAGTTTGTTCCGCGCCCTGGTGTGGCCGTATCTGTTCAAGAACTACAGCGTGGGCGACCTGGCCGAGTTCCTGGAGATCTATGGCATTCCGATGCGGGTGGGCAAGTATCCGCCTGGTGCTAGCGAGAGGGAGAAGGCAACACTGCTGCGCGCCCTGGTGCAGATCGGTCACAACGCGGCCGGCATCATCCCAGACGGTATGACACTGGACTTCCCCACGATCGCCGACGGCGATCCCAAGGCGTTCGAGTTGATGATGGATTGGTGCGAGCGCACCGAGAGTAAGGTCATCCTCGGCGCGACGCTGACCAGCCAGGCCGATCGCGGCAGCAACACCAACGCGCTGGGCAACGTGCACAACGAAGTCCGCAAAGAGCTGAAGGACTCCGATGCCAAGCAGGTTGCGGCCACCCTCTCGCGCGACCTGGTCTACCCGATCGCGGTGCTCAACGGCCTGGCGCCCGATGGCTACCTGCGTTGCCCGCGCCTGAAGCTGGATATCGCCGAGAGCAAGGACATCACCGTCTTTGCCGAGGCGCTGCCGAAGCTGGTCGGGTTGGGCATGCGCATTAACCGTGGCTGGGCGCACACCGAGCTGGGCATCCCGCAGGCGGACGCCAACGACAAGGATGTGCTGGTGCCGCTGCAGGAGACCGCCCCGCCCACATCGCAGCCCAGCAAGGTCGCTGCGGCCACTGCCGCTGTCGCGCGTCCTGCCGCAGCGCCTGCAGATCGCGAGGACCAATTGACGGTGCTACTTCAGCGCCAGGCAGATCCGGCCATCAGGGACATGGTCGACCAGGTCAAAGCGCTGGTCGACGCTTCGGAGTCGTTGGACGCATTGCTTGCGGGGCTGAGCCAACTGCAGACGACGATGTCCGTCGACGCGCTGACCGCTGCGATGGGTGAAGCGCTGGCCGTGGCGGGAGTCGCCGGCATGTCGGATGCATGGGACGACGCCGATGGCTGAGATCTCCGGCAGCTTCCGCGCGTTTCCCGAGGCGCGCGACTACTTCCAGCGCAAGCTCAATCTGCCGACCTGGCGCTGGGACGAACTGTGGCAAGCGCAGCACGCCAAGGCCTTCACCGTGGCCGGGGCGACCAAGGATGCACTGCTGGAAGATCTGCGCCAGGCAGTGGCGGCAGCGATCAACGACGGCGAGACCATCGCCGACTTCCGCGTCCGCTTCAGTGAGATCGTGGCGCGCAATGGCTGGGTGGGCTGGACCGGCTCGGAGACGGCCGCACGCACGGCCTGGCGCACCTCGATCATCTACCACACCAATTTGCGCACCTCTTACCAGGCCGGCCGCTGGGAGACGCTCAAGGACTTCCCTTACCTGAAGTACGTGCACAACACGGTGGCCAACCCGCGCGAGCAGCACCGGCGCTGGAACGGGCTGATCATCGCCACCGACGACCCGTGGTGGCGTGCCCATTACCCACCCAATGGCTGGGGCTGCCGCTGCACTGCCACCGGCGTGTCTGCAGCCCGACTGCGTGCGTTGGGCAAAGCGCAGCCCGACGCAGCGCCGGCAGACACACCAGGCGACCCACCGCCGGAGTGGGCCTACAACGTCGGCGAGGCGGCACAGCCATGACCGATGCACTGGTCGTCCTGATCGACGATGCGCAGGCCAAGCGCTGGTTCGCGCAGCTGCTCGATCGCAGTAGCGACATAAGTGGCCTGATGGCCGATATCGGCGAGACGTTGACCGAAAGCACGCAGGCGCGCTTCGCCACCGGCATCGGGCCTGACGGCGTTGCCTGGGAGCCGTTGGCCGATGGCAGCGGCCGCACGCCGCTACGCGACTCGGGGCGGATGCGCGATGAGATCTTTCCCAGCGCCGGTCCGGATTGGGTGGAGATCAGTGCGACCGCCAAACAGGCACGGTGGCACCAGGAGGGCACCGACCCCTACGTGATCGAGGCCAAGAACGGCAAAGCGCTGTTCTGGCCAGGCATGGGCACGCGCACCAGCAAGTCGGGCGCAGAGAAGCCCGCATTTGTGCAGAAGGTGCATCACCCCGGACTGCCGGCACGGCCGTTCCTGGGCATCAGCACCGAAGACGAAGCGGCGATCGACGCACTGGCGATCGCCTGGCTCGAACTGACCCCGGAATCCACCTGAGCGGGCGAGCCTCTCAAACGCGCCCCAGGGGGCTGCCAAGCCCCTCGGGCGCTCCCACCGTCCCTCGTCAGGGGGCCGTGGCCCACTGAGAGCGATTTAAACGGCTTTCAAACGCGCTTCAAGGCCGGCCCCTCCGCGCCACCGCCGCCGAAACCGTCCGGCCGCCTGTTCCGGTGGTATGTTTCCCCGCCCCTGCGATGCGCGCGCCCGAGCTGATCGAGGCACTAGCGCACGCTAGTCCCGAGCGCGGCGCCCCGGCGCCAACACTGGCCGGGATGAGCACTGCCACCCCCCGTTCTACCCAGCCCACTCGCCGCACAGGCGTTGCCCTGGCCGCGTGTGCATTCGCACTACCGCCAGTCGGCCCCGAGCTGACGCTGGACATCCAACTGACCCCGGCCGGTGCATTCCGTCCCAGCGATGGTCGTGAGATGTCCGTACCGGCCTGGCACATCGACCAGGCCGTCGCCGCACGCGTCATGGAGCGCTTCAACGCGCGCCTCAATCCGCCCGTGGTGGATTACGAACACCAGACCCTGCACAAAGAGACCAACGGGCAGCCGGCGCCGGCGGCGGCCTGGATGCGAGCGCTGCAATGGCGCGACACCGGCCTGTGGGCAAGCGTTGAGCTGACCAGCCGCGCCGCCGAACTGATCCAAGCCGGTGAGTACCGGTATGTCTCCCCGGTGTTCCGCTACGACGAGAACACCGGGGACGTGCTGGCCATCGAGATGGCCGCGTTCACCAATCACCCCGCCATCGATGGCATGGAGCCGCTCGCCCGCCGCGCGGCCGCCACGTTCGGCTTCTCCGATCCCGACAAGGACCATTCAATGAATCCGCTGCTCAAGGCCATCCTGGCCGCACTCGCCCTGCCCGAGACCACCACCGAAGACCAGGCGATCGCCGCCTGCGCTGCACTCCGTCCGAAGCTGGACACGCTGGACCAACTGGCCACCACTTTGGGCACTGCCCCCGAGGGCGCAGTTGCCGCCTGCAGCGCGCTCAAGACCAGGGCGGCCGCCGTGCCCGATCCGGCCAAGTACGTGCCGGTCGGTGTGGTCGAGGAAATCAAGGGACAGCTGGCCGCCCTGTCGGCCGAGAACATCGACCGCAAGGTCAACGAGCTGGTCGACCAGGGCCTGGCCGATGGGCGTCTGCTGCCGGCGCAGAAAGACTGGGCGACTGGCCTGGGCAAGAGCGACATCGCCTCGCTCACGTCCTACCTCGGCACCGCTCAGCCCCTCGCCGCGCTCAGCGCAACGCAAACCGGTGGCCGCCAGCCGGCAGGCGGCAAGGACGAGAACGGCCTGACTGCCGATGAGCTGGCGGTGTGCAGCGCCACCGGCATCGACCCGAAGGACTTTGCGGCCAGCAAGCCCAAAGCCTGACCGCCTCTCATTTGATCCGATCCTGAGCGAGACACCCTCTCAATGACTGCAGCAATCGAAGGCCGCAATACCAAGCGGCGTAACGCCGACCGGGTAAGCCACCCGGTCAACCCCGGCACCACCATCTATGCGGGCACTCTCTTTGCCCTGCTCACCGCCAACGGCAACGCCGTGCCTGGTGGAACGGCGGCCTCTGGCAACGCGGTAGGCGTCGCCGAGGACACCGTAGCCGGCGACGGCACTGCCCGCGTGGAAGGCACACGGGCAGCCGCCTTCCAGTTCGCCAACAGCGCCGCCGCCGACCTGATCACGCGCGCCGACATCGGCAACACCGCGTTCATCGTCGACGACCAGACGGTGGCCAAGACCGACAACAGCGCCGCCCGCAAGGCGGCAGGCAAGATCATCGACGTGGACGCCGGTGGCGTCTGGGTCCTGGTCGGCTGATTCCACTTCACCCTCATTCCGACGAGAGATCCAGATGATCATCAACAAAGGCAATTTGACCAGCCTGCACATCGCCTTCAAGGCGGCGTTCCAGGGCGGTCTGGGCCAAGCGCCCACCCAATACGAGCAGTTCGTCACCGTGGTGCCGTCCACCACCGGCGCCGAGGAATACGGTTGGCTCGGCCAGCTGCCCAACGTGCGCGAGTGGCTAGGCGATCGCGTCATCAACGGCATCCAGTCGCACGGCTACACGATCAAGAACAAGAAGTTCGAGCTCACCATCGCGGTGCCACGCGACAAGATCGAAGATGACCAGTATGGCGTCTACACGCCGCTGTTCTCGGAGATGGGTCGCGCCACCGCTGCGCATCCGGACCAGTTGGTGTTCAACCTGCTCAAGGCCGGCCCAACCACGCTGTGCTACGACGGGCAGAACTTCTTCGACACAGATCACCCGGTCATCAACGAAGACGGCACGGCGGGCGTCCAGTCCAACTGGGACAACAACGCCGGCGCGGGCCTGGCCTGGTATTTGGTCGACAACTCGCGCGCGATCAAGCCGATCATCCTGCAGAACCGCAAGCTGCCCAACTTCGTGGCCAAGACCTCGGACACCGACGACAACGTGTTCGACAAGGACGAGTACGTCTACGGCAGCGACAGCCGCCGCAACGTGGGCTTTGGTTTCTGGCAGATGGCCTACGGCAGCCGCAAGCCGCTGACCGAAGAAAACCTCATCGCTGCGTACACCGAGTTCACCTCGCGCAAGGGCGACCACGGTCGACCGCTGGGCCTGAAGCCCACGCACCTGGTCGTGGCGCCGGCACAGAAGTTCGCCGCCGCCAAGCTGGTCAGCGCGACCACGCTGGCCAACGGCGCGGAAAACGTGCTCAAGGACCTGGTCAAGGTCGAGGACGTGGCCTGGTTGGCCTAACCGCCTGAGAACCCGGCCAGCACCTCGGTGCTGCGTTCTTTGCGGCTTCCGATCCGGGAAGGAGCCGCCCCCAGAGGCGACGGGGGGAGAGGTGTGGAACGTCGGTCCACCTAGCAAGCCTGAAACCTAGACGTGACAGCCGGAGAGACGGCACCGCATTCCGACAGCGCTGGCATGCCGTACTGGGAATCAAACCGGGTGAATGCATGCCGGACCGACTCACGTGGCCCGCAATTGAAAAAGCAGTGACAGCCGGGGGAAGTGCCCGGCGCCATTACACAGAGGCGGCCAAGGTCGCCTCGCATCCCCGTCTCAGGAGCTGGCACATGGCCACCAACAAAGTCACCGTAAAATCCAAGTCCGAGCGCGGCCGCTGGCGCGCTGGCTTGCACTTCACCCGCACCGGTCGGCCACTGTCTGCTGACGATGGATTGACCGAAGATCAGCTGCGGGCGATCGCCGAAGATCCGGAGCTGGTCGTGCTGCCTTATGAGGAATCGGACGAAGAACGCCTTGCGCGCGAGGCAGATGCCATCGCGCAGGCGGCAGCTGCGCAGCTTGCCGCCGACCAGGCAGCTGCGGAAAAAGCAGAGGCCAAGCGCCTCGATGCCACGCGGAAAGCTGCCGAGAAGGAAGCCGCACAGCGTGCCGCCAAGGACAAGAAGGCTGCAGCCAACCCTGTCGCCGAAACGGGCGATGCGTCTGGCGAGGCTGTCAAGAGCGCACACGCCGCCAGCGAAGAAGCGAAGGACGCCTAAGCGATGCCCTACGTGACGCTCCTGCAGCTTGCCGAGATGCCCGGCGCGCTCGAACTGGCACAGGTCGCCAGCGACAAGCATCAGCGCCCGGTCGCCGCCGAGCTGATGGAGCTGACGCTGCGTGCCGGCGATCGCGGCGGCTACCCGGCCGCCGAGGTTGTCCACGCCGACGCAGCGGCTGCGCGCATTGCGCAGGCGATCGCCGAGGCCGATGCAGTGATCGATGGCTATCTCGGTCGCCGTTACACACTGCCGCTGCCCAACCCTCCCGCCATTCTCGTGACCTGGTCGCGGGCGATCGTGCGCTACAAGCTGCACAACGATCGCATCACCGACGACCGCACCGATCCGGTGGCACGCGACTACCGCGATGCGATGAAATTCCTGCAGCTGATCGCCGAGGGCAAGTTCAGCCTGGGGATCGAAGATCCCACCATTGGTGGTAGCGCACTGGGAGAGATCCTTATCGATCCGGGCCACAAGGTCTTCGGGCGCGGGGTGATGCCGTAATGCTGGGGCCGTTCCCCGTGAGTACTGCAGTGGAGCGGCTGCGCCTGCGTGCGCCTGTGCTGCTCGGCGTTGGCAACGCTGCAGATCTTGCCACTGCCCTGGCACAGCAGCCGCGCGTGGCCGTGAGTGCGTATGTCACAGCGGCCGAGATTGGCCGGGCGATCAAGTACACCGGGCCACTGGCCATCCAGAACTGCGACGTGACGCTGCGCGTGGTGCTGTTCGTCCGCCACTACGGCGATGAGCAAACCGGTGGCGGCGCGCGTGCCCAGATGGATGAAGAAGTCATCCCGCAAGTGCGCGCTGCGCTGTTCGGCTGGGCGCCAGTGGACGCCTTCGACGCGCTCTCGTTCCAGGCAGGCCGCGATGAAAGTTATGCCGCCGGCTGGTTGGTCAGCCAGCAGGTGTTCGGCACCAATTACCGCATGTCACATCAGGTCATCCCATGAACAAGCCAACCCCCACAAGCGGCGGCGCCTGGCGCGTTGTCGACGGTCAGCTGATCGACGAATCGACCGAGGCACCGCAGATCACGCAGGTCGTCGAGCCGATCTACGCCCATACCGACATCCGTCTGGGCGGCCCCGGTCTGCCGGTCCCCGACGCAGATGCCCCCACCCCTACGGCGCGAGCCGTCCGTTCTACCAAGCCCAAGGAATAAGCCAATGGCTCAGCCCAATCTCGAACCCTTCAAGCGACGCGGCCTGGCGCTGGCACTCCGCGCCGCTGCCAACACGCCCGTCGTTCCGAGCGCTGCCGCCAATGGCGTGCTGCTGTTCAACGGCACCTCTGGCACGGAGTTCGACAAGGTCGAACGCCCGATCGACCGCCCGCACTTCACTGGCCAGCCGTTCGCGGTCGGCAACAAGCGCGCCTTCATTGAAGGTGAGTTCGAGTTGTACCCGCCTGTTACGCCGGGTGCTGCTGCGACCAGTGATGCCAACTGCGCCGTGCTGCTTCTGCCCGCTGGTATGACAGTGGTCAAAGACGCAGCGGCCAAGACCACCCGTTACAACCCGATCAGCGCCAACATTCCGCTGTCGGATGCGAAGTGGTGGCATGCCGGCACGCTCAAGCAAGTCGCAGCGGCGCGCCACAACGTGTCCAGCCTGATCCTGGCGGTCGGCGATCGCTTCAAGGGCAACATCCGTATCCAGGGCGACTACGAAACGATCAACGAGGACGCGTTGCCGACCCTCACGCTACCGGATACGGTGCCGGCGATCGCACGCGCCAGCAACACCGAAACGCACATCACGCTGCTGCCCGGTGGCACACCGTTGCTGTGCTGGGCCAAGTCGTTGTCGGTGGATTTCGCCAACACGATCACGCCCAAGGAATACACCAGCCACAAGGAAACCGGCATTACCGACCGTGCGCCGACCTGGACGCTGCGCATCGCCAAGACGGCGCTGGCCGACTTCAACCCGTGGGCGGTGCGCGATGCGGCCACACCGGTCACGGTGGCGCTACGGTTGACGCCCACCAACCAGCTGTACAGCGAGCTGGGCATCCGTGGGCAGATCGAGTCCATCAACGAGACCGAGATCGATGGCGACTACGGCTGGGAGCTGTCCGGCCCGTGCGTGGCCAGCGACACCGGCGGCGATGAGTTCTACATCGAGTTCGGCGACAGCACGCCGTAGCCCTCCACGTTCCGTGTGACCAGACAGAAGCCCCGCCAAGTGCGGGGCTTTTGCATTAGCCGTTGTTAGTCCCGGCGCCATCGCGCGCGTGGGCAAAGTGGCCATACCCCGCGATCAAGCGGGCTTTAAACTACCTTCCCAAAGGATTCGAAACAATGCTCCGACTGACCAAGAGCGAGACCGTGGCAATGCCGGTCAAGCTGCGGCTACCCACCGACAATCCCAACTCCTTCAACGAAGGCACCATCACCTGCAGGGTGAAGATCATTTCCAAGGACCGCATGCGCGAGTTGTCGGAAAAGGACACCACCGACGCCGAGTACCTGGACCTGTTTCTGGTCGACGTGGATGGGTTGGGCGATGAAGACGCAAAGGCCATCAATGGCGACGCCGCGCTGACCGAAGTCCGCACCGGCCAATGGTCCACCTTTTTGCAAGCAGCGATCCTGCAGGCCTATTTCGAGCAGTACGGCGACGCCCGCGTAAAAAACTCGAAGCCGTCGCGCGGGCGCTGATTGGGAAGGGTCCCCGTACTGGCGGCCAGGATCAGGACGATGAAGAGCCTGATCTGACCGTCAGTGCGGCGGATTTTTTGCGCGACGGGGGCAACCCAGAGAAAGCCGTCGAACTGATCGAAGTGCTGCAAGAGAACTGGCAAGCCGTAATGGTGTTTCGGCAATGCCGGGCGCACTGGATCAGCGGCATGCATGCGCCGATCTACGACGGCATCACCGCGATGGAACTGGAAGCTGCAGCGCGGCTTCACCGCATCGCACCCAGCGCCTACGACGACCTGGTCGCCTGCATCGCAGTTCTGGTGCAAGCCACTCGCCAGGCCAGAAACGAAGCAACCACATAGGCACCCCGCGTGAGCAATCCCACCGTTACCCTTCGCCTCACCGCCGACAACAGCAAGCTGGTGCCGGCCGTGCGCGCGTCTAAGACCGAAGTCGAAGGGCTGGGTAAGGCGGCGCTCACCACCGGGCAGCAAGCCGAGCGCGGTAGCCAAGGCGTCGCAGGTATCGGCACGGCAGCCGACCAGGCCAGCCGCAAGGTCGGCACGATGACTTCTGCCGTCAATGCGTCCAAAGCGGCCATCGCCGGCTACGTTGGCCTGCAGGGCGCACGTGCGTTGGTCTCGATGTCTGACCAGTACACCAACATCTCCGGCCGCCTCAAGCTGGCGACCTCCGGGCAGCAAGCCTTTGTCACCGGCCAGGCAGAGGTGTTTGCGATCTCGCAGCGCACTTCCACCCTGTTGGAAAGCACCGCCACGTTGTATGGCCGCCTGGCCCAGGCCACCGCTGAATACGGTTTGACCCAGCAGCGCCAGCTGGCACTGACGCAGACCATCAACCGTACGTTCGCCATCTCAGGCGCCAGCGCCGATGCGGCCTCAAACACCATCATCCAGTTCACGCAGGCGCTTGCGGGCGGTGTGCTGCGCGCTGAGGAATTCAACTCGGTGATCGAGAACAGCCCGCGCCTGGCCAAGGCGCTGGCCGACGGGTTGGGCGTGGGCATGGGCCAGCTGCGCAAGATGGTCAACGACGGCGGGATCAGCGTGGACCAGCTGGTCAAGGCGCTGGAAGGCCAGGCCGGCGCGATCGAAAAGGAATTCAACACGATCCCGCTGACGGTCGAGCGGGCGATGGTGCAACTGCGCAACAGCGTGACCCGGTTTGTCGGCGAAGGCTCGCGCGACTTGGGTGCCGGCAGTGCACTGGCCGAGAGCATCGCCTTCCTCGCCAACAACCTGGACGGGCTGGATGAAATCGTCGGTGTGGTGGCGGTGGCTTTCGGCGGTCGCCTGCTGGGCAACCTGGCTCAAGCCTCCGCCGCAAAGCTCATGGCCGCTGCAGCCAGCCGTCAGCTGGCCCAGGCCGAGCTTGTCGCCGCCCGCGCAGCCGAGGCGCAGGCAGTTGGCCAGCTCTCCCTTGCGCGTGCAGGCGTCACTGCGGCCGGAAGCACCGTCGCTGCAGAGCAGGCGCTCGCCGCTGCACAGCTGCGTACTGCAACGGCTGCACAAGCGGCTTCGGTGGCGTTGACAGCCAAGGCAGCGGCCATGCGTGGACTCAACACGGCAATGGCGGCCTTTGGTGGCCCGGTAGGCCTGGCGATCACAGCGCTCACGTTGTTCGTGATGTGGGTGGCCAACAGCCGCCAGAAAGCAGAAGAGCTTTCCAAGGCGGTGACGGCTGGCTTCCAGGCATCGATCGAGACATTGAAGGGCTTCAACAAGGAAACGGCCAACACGTCGTTTGCCAACCTTTCCAGCTCTATAGAGACACTTTCCAAGGCCAATCAGGAACTGGATGTAGCTCAGGAGAAGTACCAGGATCTAATCAGTGCACGCGAAACCTGGTTGGCCAGAACAGGAGCACTTCCGCCTGGCTTCAACGAAGAGCTGCAAGTCGCTGCAGAACGTCTCGAAACAACTCGCCTGCGCCAGCAGCAGCTATCTACCGGTTACGACGATGCTATTGATGTAACGGCGAACCTGGTTCTGCAGTACGCCGGCATCACCAATGCAACAGACAAGCAACGCGAGAGCCTTGAAGAACTGATCAAGCGCCAGTCCAGCCAGGGACTCACACTTGAGCAGAACAAGCCGCTATTCATCAGCTGGGCCAGGACGCAGGCCGACGTGACTGCGGCCAACAACCTGACCGCTGCCAGCTTCCAGAACCTTGTTCCAGCGGCTCAGGCTGCCGGCGCTGCGGTATCGGCTGCAGGCGCTGATATCGTCGCTGGATTGGACAAGCAGATCCGGCAGCTGGAGCTGCAGCGGATCGAAGATGTGCAGGGCAAGGGTGCACGCGTTCGCGTGGAGGTTGGCATGGAGCTGGCTGATGCCGGCGCCAAGCCCAACAGCCAGAATGCCCAGGATGCGCGCGAGCGCGCCGAGCGCGTGGCGGCGATGCTCGATGAGCAAGAGGCGCGCAAGAAGGCGGCGACCGTCGCGACTGCGGCCGACCAGAAGGCCAAGCAAGCGGCCGAAGAACTGGTGCGCACACGCAAGCAGCAAGCGGACTCGCAGACCAAGTATTCCGCGCAGGCCGCAGAGCTGGCCGCAGCGCTCAACGGACCGTTGGCCGCAGCCGAAGAGCAGCACCGGCAGCGCGTGCTGGAACTGGACCGCGAACTGACCAAGCACAACATCACGCAGGAGGCCTACAACACGCTGGTCAATACGTCCGTCGCGTCGCTGTCGGCGGCAGCCGCCGAGATGGCCAGGGAGCAGCAGGCGCCGCAGGCGCTGCTGGACAGCATGACCGGCGAGATCGCACTGCTTGGCAAGACCGGACTGGCTCGCGAGCGTGCCACGCGCCAGCTGCGCAACGAGCACGACATGCGCCAGGCCATCAATGACGCCAACAAGGCTGGCGCCGGCATCAATGCGGAAATGACCGAGAACCTGGTGGAGCAGGCGCGCGCCTATGCGGATCTGTCGCTGCAGATTGAGCGGCAGACCGAGAACCTGCAGGAGTGGGCGGACGTGGCCACGCGCGGCGTGGCCGACTTCTCCGACCTGCTCGCCGACGCATTCAGCGGCGGTGTCGATAGCTCCAAGGACTTCTTCGACCAGCTCAAGGATGTGTTCCAGCGCGGATGGCGCGACCTGGTGCGCACCATGCTCGAGCAGGACTTTGTGCGGCCGTTCCAGCAATTGATCACGAATGCGATCGGCGGTGCCTTCTCCAACAGCGGCAGCAGCAGTGGCGGCTGGATGACGCAGCTGGCGGGCATGGTGGGTGGCGGCCAAGGGCTGACCGGCACCAACGCGATGGCAGCCAACAGCAACTGGGGCAACGCGATCACTGCCGGCGCTGGCTCGCTGATGGGCTTCGGTAACAATGTGGGCGGCAATGCCGCTGGCGGCGGCTTCGACATGGGCACGCTGCAGGCGCTGTATGGCGGCGGTGGTGGCGTCAGTGCAGCTGCCATGCCGTGGATGAGCGCTGTCGGCGGCGCGCTGTACGGCTATAAAAACGCCGGCAGCGGCGGCCTGTCATCGGCTGCTGCCGGCGTCAGCTACGGCACACTCGGCTACGTTGGCAGCTCGCTAGCGGTGGGCGCTCTGAGCGGCGCAGGTGCCGCTACGGCGGCAACGGCTGGTGCCGGCCTGTATGCCACCGGTTCGGCTGCTGCAGGTGGCGCAGCAGCGGGTGCAGCGGGCGCTGCTGCCGCGATCCCGGTGGTTGGCTGGATCGTTGCGGCGCTCGCGCTGATCGACATGGTGAGCGGCGGCAAGCTGTTCGGGACCAAGTTCAAGGCCAAGGAAATCACCTCCACGCTGGGCGTAACCGAGACCGGCGGCTATGCGGGGGCAGAGCTGCTCGAGGAGCGTCAGAAGGCGCTGTTCGGCGGCCGTAAGCAGCGCGTGCGCGCAGTCGACCCAGGCGATGGGGCCAAGCAGGCCGCCGCTGATCTGTACGCGGCGATTCATGAGACCGCCGAACAGGCCGCCGATGCACTGGGCCTTGCCAGCGTGGACATCATCGAAGGCAGCTTTACGCGCGTCACCAACGCGAAGGGGCAACTCAAGCGCGAGTTCAGCACCATCCTGGGCGCGGTCTATAGCGAGACGGCCGAGGAATTCAGTCAGCGCCTGAACGCCGAAAACATCATCGGCCAGATCGCCCAGGTCGACGAGCTGGCCAGCGGCATCGCGCAGCGCTGGCGCGGCTCGGCGGCGACGCTGGAAGAAGGCGCGCAGTTTCTGCTGGCGGCGGCCACTGACTTCAGCAACGGCTCCGGGCTGCTGACCACTGGCGGCCTGGCGCGACTCACCGACCTGGTCGAGCTGCTGGGACGCGGTGACGAAACGCTAAGCCAGACCTATCAGCGCATCATGTCCGGCGCGCAGGCCTATGCAGCCACGGCAGCGACGGCCTACCAAGAGGTGGCCACGCAGGGCTTCAGCGAGTTCGCCAAGCAGCGCCTGGCGATCGCACAGGAAGAGCAGCAGCGGATCAAGGCCCTGCAGGACCAGGCCAAAGCCCTGCACGGACTGTCGGCGCGGGAAGAAGACCTGGCGGCGGTGCGCCAGGCGGCGCAACTCAAGACCGACACCCTGGTGCAGTCGCTGCAGGCCGAGCTGGTCGATCTTGCCCTCAATCGCATCAACGACCAGATCGAGCAGCTCGGTGGTTCGGCCGACGGTGCCGGCAGCAAGATCGAGGACTTCATCAAATCGCTTTCGCTCAGCGCCACGCTGTCACCCAACACCGACACTCAGAAGCGCGCGACCGCAGATGACCTCATGCGCAGCGCTGCAGCCGCTGGCAACGTCGACAGCTTCACCCAGTACGCCCAGCAGTTCCTCGAAATCAGCCGCAACCTCAATGCCAGTAGCGCCGGCTACCAGACCGACTACGCGCAGGTGCTGGAGTTGGCCAAGCGCTTTGGTGCCGATGGCAGCGATGGCTCGCTGCAGCAGCTGTACACCCAGCGCGCTGCACTGCAGGCACAGCAGGAAGCTGCCGCGCGCATGGAGCGTGCCCAGCGTATTGCGCAAGGCGTGAGCGATCTGGCCGGCGTCAATGGCAGTGATCCCTTCCAGATCCTGCGCAACGTCACTGGCATGAGCCCCGAGATGTTGGCCGGTGATCTGGGGCTATCGCTGCCCGAGCTGTCGGACTACCTCACCACGCAGCAGACCGATATCGCCGACCTGGCCGACATCCTCGAAGATCTGCCGGAGCGCATCGCCCAGGCGATGGTCACGGTGCTGGCTGATCGTGAGGTGCCGTCTTACTTCTCGTCTGGCTCGAATAGCGGCAGCGCTACTCCGACCAATACGCCGTCGACCGCATCGCCCAACGCCGAGGGCATCCAGGTCTTCGCGGAGATCCGCGACGGCATCAATTTGCTGGTCCGGCGCGGCACCATCGCAGAGCTGCAAGCGCTATGAGCCGTCCTGTATTGCTGATCGAGATCGGCGCTGGCCCACTGCCTGCAATCACACCCGTGAGCCGCCCCAGAGGCAGCTGGGTGCCAGTGGTCTATCAAGCACCCCCGATCAACCCACCCGCCGGAGTCATCCCCACTCCGGTGAACGATGGCGTGTTGCTGCAGTGGGAGCCGGTTGCAGGCGTCGATGTTGTGTACATCATCGAACGCAGCGCAGCGGCAGAAGGTCCGTGGCTGGAAATCGATCGCACGACTGCAACGCGCTATCTCTACTCGGATGGCACCAATTCGGTGTGGTACTTCCGCATTCGCGCAAGCATCAACGGCCGCAGCGGAGACGGTAGCGTTGTGCGCGCGCAGCTGGATATGACGACGGAGAAGATCCGGCAGGAGTTCCTCGCCGCCGCAGCACGGGACAAGCAAATCGCCGAAGAAGCACTGGCCTCAGCAAACAAGGCACGCGAGGACGCGATCGCACATGCGGACGCCCTCAATGCTGCATTGGGCGATCTGGTCAACGCTGACGAATGGAATGAGATCTCGCTGTATCCGAAGGGCGACTTCGTGCGCCACGACGGACGACTGTACCGAGCAGAGTTGGAGAACTCCGGCGTGGTGCCGGCGGGCAATCCTTCGACCTGGCAGAACGTCGGCAACTACTCAAGCGCAGGCGAGGCTATTGCTGCTGCGCTGGACATGGCCAACCAGACAGCAAACGAACTGGAAGCCGAGGCCAGCCGGCTATCAGGGGTGATTGCCCGCCTACCTGCGGGCGACGGGCAGCTGGCTCCATCCGCATGGGTTTCTGAGGGATTTACGGCACTCACAAATACCGACGCTGCGCTGGGGCGGCGAGTTGGCACCGTGGAAGCCCGCATGCCTGCCGGTACTGGCGGCCTGGAGACTTCGGCGCGTGTCACTGCTGTGGATGAAGCAGCCGCCTGGCGCAACGAGGTAATGGCACAGCGGGTGGGCGTTGTGGAGGCACGGATGCCGGCCGGCAATGGCGGCCTCGCGACATCCGCGAGCGTAACTGCTGTAGATCAGGCGCGAAACAGCGGTGACCAGGCCCTAGGTCAGCGCATCGAAGCGACGAACGCTGTAGTGGCCGGCAAGGCTGCAACTTCTGCGCTAAATGCTCTGAGCTCGCAGGTGCAGCAGATCGGCAACCAGGCCAATGCCACCAGCACTGCGGTCACGGCCGTGGTGGCGAAGACGAACATCAACGTAAACATGCTCCGAAATCCGACCTGGGCACGTGGAAGTCAGGCGTGGGTATTACCAACAGGTGCGGCGCTGCTCAATCGGCCGGATTTTGGTGCATATGCGGTACTTGCGCCCTCGAATGGGGGTGCGGCTATCGAACAGTTTGCTAATGCGGGCGGCGGGATTTACACGCTGTCCGGTGAAATTTGGAAAGACGATGGTTCTGGTGTAGGTAGGCTCGAAATCGGGGTGTACGGCCCCAACGGGTTTATCGGATCAGACACCGTAATCGCAGACACCGGAAGCTGGGCAGCGTGGAAGAGGTTTCAGATAAGCATTAACGCCCCACCTGGAACTACGCGTTTGCAAGCTCGCTTCATTGCAGAGAGGAGCCCTGGGAACACCTATTTCCGCAGAGCTAAGTTGGAACCGGGGCTGATTGCCACGTTGTGGACTGACGACACCTCGGTGGTCGACCAGGCTTCTGCAACGCAGTCGCTCGAGGCAAGGATGACCGTCAACGAGAACGGTGTCGCCAGCTATCTGGCCTCTTGGAATCTTGCACTCGATGTCAATGGTCGAATTGTTGGAATCCGCTCGGCCAACAACGGCACTACCGGCACGATTGACTTCGTGTTCGACAAAGTTCGCTTCCTGAGTCCTGACTCTGGCGGCGCACGCGCCGAGCAGATCAATGGCAACTATTTCGTCTACGCACCTAATGGCGTACGAGTGATCGGCATGGGTTGGAGCATCTGATGGAGGGCTTGGAAATCCGCGATCCGAGCACGAATGCGGTGGTTGTCAGATACACATCCCGCCTGAGCCGCATGGCGGAGTTCATCATCATCCCTGCAGGTGGCTCAGGATCAGTTCGGGTCGATGTTAGATGGGGGCAGCCATGGGCGTATCCGCAGCCTATGGCCTATGGCGGCTATGCGCCTTTTATTACGGTCGACCCGAACGGAACCATCTCTTGGCAGCCCAACAACTCCTACCCAGGCGGTGCGGTCGACGTACGCCTGTCTTACGGGGTGCGCTGATGGGATTTTTCGAAGTCCGCAGCATGGACGGCAGCAATCTGCTGATGATTGACGGCGAGTACCGTGGCCTGTTCCTGCGGCAGAAAGGCGTCATGCAGACAGACACCGTGGTTTCATCTCAATACGGTGTTTCGTCCGGCACCTTCTTCATCAACAACTGCGTTGTGATGCCAATCGTGGCTATCTACAGCCCGAATGGCTTGGGTTGCGTGGGTGCTCTTACGCAGTTGGATGCCACCACGTGGCGCGCGAGCTTCACTTTGCAAGCAGCCACCGGAACATTGTTCGAGTGGTTTGCATTCGATGCGCTGCGTGACAGCGACCTGTCTTCATATGGTCTGTGGATCCGCAACCTGCAGAATCAGCCAATTTTCGATGCCCTTCGTAAGCCTAAGCGCGTTGTCGACAGTTTCACCCTGCCTGGTGAGCAGGGCTCAACCCGGTCTTATCCGCCAGGTAGCAAGTATGCCGTGGCGCACTCAGGTGGCGTGTGGGTTTCAAGCATCAGCAGTGGCGCAGGGCAAAGCGGTTATGTCGTGCGACTTCCCGGTGCCAGGGTCACTAACGAGCAGATCACCGTGGCTCCTTTCCAAATCGTCGGCCAGAACGGCTCCTCATTCGAACAGCGCCGCCCTTCCAACGTGCTTGTGTGCGATGTCACCGGCTACTGACCAAGAGATCATCATGGCAATCATCAGTGAGAACAAAACCTTTGGCACGCAGACTGAAGTCGTGGCGCCCCGCATCGAAATCCGGTGGGACCCGGCAACAAATGAAGGACCGGTTGAGTTCCATCTTGAGCAGATGACGACAAAACCGCATCCCGATGGCTGGACGCAGACGCTGGAGCGCTTCTTTCTACGCGTGCTAACCGTGCCGATCAGCGAATTGATCGGGCGCAGCTACCTGATCGTAGATCCGGATTCGGGCGAGCAGAGCGACGAACCTGGCGTGCACTTGCTGCTCGGCATTAAAGCGGCTACCCGTGCTGCCTACGATACCAACGTAGCTGTGCCAGATCCGGACGCCGACCCGATCGCGCGCCACATCACGATCATCTGGAACCCGATCAATGACACAGGTAACGTGACCTTCCAGGTCGAGGACCGGGGCGTTGCGCTGGGTGTGCTGGCAGAGTCCATCGCCGAGCTGACGGCGCAGGTGTACGTCATTCCCGATCTTACGAACGGCGGCCATCTCAATTGGCCTGGCTGGAAGCTGGAAGCCATGATCAAGGCTGCTACCGACATAGCTTTTTTTGCCGGCACGCCGGTCACTGCAGAAGGGAATGAAGCCCAGTGACCAACAGCTATGCTCGATGGGCTGCAAGTCCAATCGATGAACATCTGTTAGTGGAAGATGCGGGTCTTACCCTGACTTCGAACGCCACGACAACGCGCACTGGCATGGCGCGTAGCGATATCGCGCAAGCGGTCGGGACGCACGGCGTTGAGGTGATGTTCTGGGGTGATGATGCGCTGGATGCCACGTTCGGTGTCGTCTCGGCATCCGCGTCGTTGGCGGCAGAGGCCGGAGCATCGAACGGTGCGGCTTGGCGCTTGCAGGCCGGTCAGATCGTGGTCAACGGTGCAGTGGCTGTCTCCGGGTTGCTGCCTCCTTCCAAGGAAGAGCCTTTGGGCGTTCGCATCGTGATCGGCACGCCATCGCGCATTACTTTCTATCGTGGTGCCCAGTTGGTCGCGCAGGTGGATGCTCAACTTCCGGTGCCACTGCATTTCGCAGCGTCCGTCGCTTCGACGAAGGCGCAAGGATTGCGGTGCATCGTCAACGCAGGCCAGTGGCAAGGTCTCAGCCCAGCATTGGACGGGGGGAACTGGATGCAGGCCACGGAGGTCGCGCCGGCTACTTTCGTATCGAGCGAGGATTACATGAGCGCGCCGGGGGATACGCCGGCTAACCAGCCTTATCAAGGCATCATCTCGCCGGAAGGTTTGGCCACGATCGCATCGGTGAGCTTCTGGCCTTGGGATGGGTCATCGCGCGGCGGCACCGCTCAGCTACGCGTGCAAGATGCCGAGGGCGCACTGGATGTATTGGCGCTCAGCTCGGCGCGGGACGTGCCTGTCGCGGTACGTCAGGTCGTGCAAGGCCAGTCGCTGAGTTCCGCGTCACCCGTCAGCCGCTATGTGCTGGACCGCATCGATATCGAGAGCGATGGAAGCAAAGCGTTGGTGCTGCGCGATGCACACGAAGATCTCGATGGCCCGCTGAACTGCGCGGTTTTTCTCCCGCCGCAGGGCGACACGCTGGCATGGCAGCCGCAGCCGGTCGTCATCGGCGCGGTGCGCAGCGTGCCAGGCATCAAGGTCAACAGCGATGGCAGCGCGCAGTGGCTCTCGGACGCTCCGCTGGCGAGTGTCGGGACGGTCTTGGATCGAGGTGCAGCCATCCTCGCGGGAACGGGCTACGCGCTTGCGTCGGGTGGTCAGCAGCTGGCGATGACTTCGCCGCCACTGGGTCCACTGGTTGCGGATGTGTCGACGCATGCGGATTTGGTGCCGGCAACGCTGCGCCAGGCGCTGGCGGCTGTATTCGGGCGGATTGGCAAGAGCGCCTGGTCCGGTGCTGATGCCGACGCATTGGACCTTGCCACGGGCTACGCAGGCGTAGGCTATTACGCTGCGCAAGCGGCGACACCTCGCCAAGCCCTGAGCAGCATCCTGCCGAGCTATGCGGCGGACTGGTGGCAAGACGGCGACGGTGTGCTGCGACTGTCTCGTCTGGTCGATCCCGACGATGCCGACGATGCTGAGCTGGCTTTCGAGCTCGATTGGCGTGAGCTGCAGGCCGACCTGGTCGTGATGCCTGATCTGGCGCCTAACCTATCCAGACGCATGGGCTACCAGCCGAACGCGTTGGTGCTGGCGGCTGGCGATCTGATCACCGACCTGGCTCAGATGCCACCGGCCACGCGCCAGCAGCTGACGGCCGAGTATCGCGGCCAGGTGTATGCCGCCGGCACGCTTGCCAGTCGTTATGCACACGCAGAGACCGCCGCGCCAATGGTGTCGCGGTTCGACCGCCGCGAAGATGCACAAGCCGAGATTGATCGCGTTGTCCGCCTGTATGCAGTGCCGCGCTATTTCTACGCTGGTCGTCTGACCGGCCGCACCGATCTGCAGCTTCGACCTGGCCAAGTCGGTCGCATTACCTACCACCGCTATGGCCTGCAAGCCGGTCGCAAAGTGTTGGTCACTGGTGTGACCAGCAATCGCGTCACCGGCGAGCACGCTTTGAAGTTCTGGGGAGCCTGAGCCATGTTGATCGGATATGGCCAGCCGGTTGTGACGCCCAGCGTGCAAGGCGCCAGTGCCGTCAACCTCGCCGCGCTGGTCGACGGCAGGCCGGCCAGCGTGGCGCGCATTAGCGGCGACGGGAGTAGCGTGCGTTTGCGTGCGGATTGGGCGTTGCCCGTCCAGGTCGGGATCGTCGCAGTGCTCGGTGTCACGTGCCCTGCCGGCACCGCCTTGACCTTGACCGGTCGTCGCCAGGGTGACGCGGGGTATGCCTATCCGATCGGTGCCGAGGTGATCAGGGCATTGGTCGATGAGAGTCGGGCTGCCTGGTTTGTCTTGCCAGTGAACATCGACCCGCTCATCGGCCTGCAGGTGGAAGTTGCTGCCTCGAATCTCGACGTGGGCGAGCTGGTCATCCTGCAGGCAGTGGATGTCCCGATCCAAGTCGAGTGGGAAGCAAACAGGGTCGACCCGAGCAGCGCTGAGCGCACCCTCGGCGGCGGTCTGAATGTTGTGCCCAGGCGGTCATACAGGCGCCTGCAGGTCGCGCTGGTGCCGGACCAGCGTGCGGCTGTACGCGGTGCGGCACTGGCACAGGGCATGGACTGGGACCGTCTGACGTATGCCCTGGGTGGCAACGCCCGCTCGGCCGTGATCCCGCGCTGGGGAGTCCCTGGCGCAATCAACCGCGACGAGCTGCATCGGACCGCACTGTTCGGCCGCTTCACGCCCGGCTCGATCGCGCATCGCGGCGGCGACTACTACGCAAGCAATGGCTGGGTCTTCGAAGAGATCCCGCCGATCTAGAGACAAGGCGCCAGGCTGGTGCCGGCAAGCACCAGCCTGGCGCCATCACCGCGTGTTGTGTCACGCGAATCAAGCCGAGGCCTTGTCGCTCCCGCGAGAGCGAGGCAAGTCTCGGCGATCCATTTCGCAAAGGCTGAGATTTGATGACACAACCGATTATTCCCTGGCCAGGCGGCAAGCGCCGCCTGATCAAGCACCTGTATCCCCACTTCCCGACGCATGAGGCCTATGTAGAGGCTTTCGCTGGCGGGGCGGCAGCGCTACTCATGCGCCCAAGGCCCGCCCCGCTTGAGGTTCTCAACGACATCAACAGCGACCTGGTGTGCCTCTACCGCTGCATCCGGCATCACTTGGACGAGTTCGTGCGCATGTTCCGCTGGTCGCTGGTCAGCCGCCAGATGTTTGAGTGGGCGGCGATGGAGCGCCCGGAGACCCTGACCGATATCCAGCGCGCGGCCAGGTTCTACTACCTGCAGCGCCTGGCCTTCGGCGGCAAGGTGCAGAGCCAGACCTTCGGCGTGGTCGCTGCCGGGCCAGGTCCACGGCTCAACCTGCTGCGTATCGAGGAAGAGCTCAGCTCGGTCCACCTGCGCCTGGCCAACGTGGTGATCGAGCACCTCCCCTGGCAGGAGTGCATCCAGCGGTATGACCGGCCGGGAACCCTGTTCTACCTGGACCCTCCCTACTGGCAAACCGAGGGGTACGGTGTCGAGTTCGGCTTCGAGCAGTACGAGCGAATGGCTGACCTGATGCGGTCCCTGCAGGGCAAGGCGGTCGTGTCCATCAACGACCACCCGGACATCCGGCAGGTCTTCGCCGGGTTCGATCTGGTGCCGCTGCAGCTTGCCTACACAATCGGTGCCAGCGCCAGCCGGGGCAAGCAGTCCGGAGAGTTGATCATCAAGAGCTGGGACGACAGCCAGGCCACACTGCTGTAA